TAAATTTATCTTTTTTTTTATATAATTTTGATTTAATAAATAAAGATGTAATAAAACATGAAAATGCCATTTTTTTACAGTCATTACAAAATAAAATAGATAATAATACCCATATTATTTCTATTCTTGATTATTTTTTAAAACATAATTGTGAACATAACATTATAGAAGATTATATAGAAGGAGGAGTAGAAAAAGATATGATAAAAATTAAATATTGTGAACATTGTGAAATAACATTTTAATATTTACTTACTTATTAATTGTTTATAATTATCAATTTCCTCTGTTCTTTCTGGAGAATCGTCAATAAATTTTTCTTGTTCTACTTTGGCAAAAATTGCGGCAATAGTGCGTTCGTGTAATTTTGCAATTTGTTCAATTGGAAGATTCAACAATTCAAATTCTCTCTGTAATCGTAATATTTCGGGAGTGCTCCATTTTTTTCCATTTCTTTTACACATTATTTATTTTACTAAAAAATAATTTTTATATTGTTTAAAATTATTTTTTATTTAATATTCAGCAGGAGCCATGGTTCTATTACCACCTCGTTGATTGATATAATCTACTTGCTCTTGAGTAATGCAAGCACAACCAGTACTAGAAGTATAAGTAGAAGGGCAACATTCAGGTTTAAATTTGTTATCAGCAAACATAAATAATTGGCCTTCAGGTAAAGGAACAGGAGTTCCTGAATATTTGTTATATTTAGATCTGGTATCACTGTATCCCATTTCAGATGCATATTGATTTGCTTTATTTTGCCAATTTGTAGATTGGCCTGCCCCCATTTGCCAATCCAAAGGGGCTCCCAATATTGCCATACCTTCTTGTAAACCAATTTTACTACATGAACATAATAAATGTCCACCTAAAATTGCTCCAATAATTAAACAAATGATAATTATTTCTAAGCGACATTCTATTCCAAACAATTTCATTTCCATATTATATATATTTTAAATATAAAAATTATATTAATGCTTTAATTAAACTTATGTTTTCTAAATCTAAAAATTTATCAATACAACTATTATAATCATAATATTTTACGCCATTTATGTAGAATGTTTTTTTATCAGTAATTAAATTGTATATTTTATTGACTCTAATACTTTCTCCATACATATCTAAGGTAGAATACATTCCTAAATCAGAATCACAAATATGAATATTTGGGCCACATGTTATATTTTCATTATTTTCTAAACTATAAGTTTTTATATCTAAATCATCTGCTTTAATTTCTACTATCCCTACAACCCTTTCTCCATATTTTAATACATCATTTACCTTTATATTTTTAATTTTAACGCTGTGTCCATCAAACATTTCAATACTAGTATTTTCATGAAACCCGCCATCTAAATATTTATGTATATCACCTAAATTAAATGTTTTTGGTAAATATTTGTCACATTTCGATTTTATTTCATCTATTTCATGTTTCTCCAATTCATCATAATCTCCAAATATAGTATTATTTATTTTAATTACTTTATTTGTTGTATTAATACAATACACTTTTTCGTAATTCTTTTCTAATTGTTTACTTTCTGGATGATTTTTCACCTTTATCCAGTCATTATTTAATTTAACTATATGGTTACCTGTACAAACTACATTATTTAATTCATAAATATTATCTAAACATGCCATTTCCATAAAAGCTGTTACTATATTTTCATCTTCTAAAACCATTCCTACTTTGATGTTTTTCATTTTTACTTTATTTCCATTATTCAAATGTAATATTGTATTGCCATCAAAACAAGTCGGTATTCCAGGTAAAGGATTTACAAATTTTTTTAATATCATCATATCAATAATCCATACTAATAGACACATTACTACAATTATTATAAATAATAATAATAAAGGTATAGCAAAAGGCAAACCCAATCCAAATGGTATTAAATATAAAATTAATATAATGGTAGCTAAAGATAATAATATTCCTGTTATAATTTTCACTATTCCTGTCACTGTAGCAATTAAAGTTTCATAAACCCCAAATAAAGTATATATTCCTGCTGCCATTACACCTTGAGCTTGATTAAACAAGTTTTTTATTTTCATCAAAATTACTTGCAAAGGAATTAATATATTTAATACTCGACCCATTATTTCAGTCGACACATCTGCTATTGATTGTCTTATACTGTTAACTACTTTTTTAATTGCTTGTAATGCTTCACTTATCATATTTATTATTTCTGTTATAACATTTACTAAATAATACAATGGAGCCAAGAAAATATTAATAATATCGGTTAATATGTTATGAATACAATTATTAAAGTTTGAAGCTGTAAATTCAAATGCAGTTTGATTATCTGGTTTATTGATTATCCCTGCAAATGGCATTACACTAGGATTACATCTTTGATTTAACCAATCACTTTTTATAGGTTGTATATGATTCATTACATAATAATAGGAAATAGCAACAAAAAATACTAATATTAATATTATGGTCAACCATAAAGAACCTCCATATTTTTCTAGAAATCCTGCTTTCTGATATACTTTATTTATTACTTTAAATATAGAATCACTCATATATTTTATTTGTATAATAAATAAAATGAATTAAATGTTTAATTCACGCATAAATCTTACCATTGCTCCTGGACTACCAGCCCATACAGCTTGTCCAGTCATTACAGAACCCTGTAATACATACATCATTGTCACAATTGTACCGATTGTTTTCCCAACCATATCTTTCATTTTAATTAATAGATATTGAAATTGAGTTAAAATATTTAAAAAAACTCCAAATATACTTTGCACAATTCCAGTTATAAAGTTTCTTAATACATTAAAAAATGATCTTACAAATTGTATTGATTGCATTAATTCTCCTGTTACTCCATTTGTTACACTCATTAAATAATTCATTGGGGACAATAAATAACTCATATAGTCTGATTGCATTGTCTGAATACAATAAGTAAAATTCTCGCTAGTATCATGACCAAATGTTCCTGCAAATGGCATTACAATTGGATTACATCTATATTCTGGCCAATTATCTTGTATATTTTTTATACCTACTGCTAAAATATTATAAAAATACATTCCAACAAATATCAACATTATAATTATTGAATAAGTTATATCACTTGACCTCATATTAAATTATAATGTTATTTTATTTTTTACTTTTTCTCTTATTTGTTTTTTTAGATTTCTTATGTTTTCTTTTTGTTTTTTTATAACCACCTTTTTTGCAAGTTAATTTTGGGTCAATAATTTCTTGGTCTTCTGTGCTGCGTTCACACACTTCTTTTTCTACTTGTTCTTTTGTAAGTTTTCCTCTCCCTCTTATATTAGTTTTATCGTAACCAAATAGTTCTCTTACTTTATTTACATACTCCAAATCATTAAAAACTAATACCAAACGCTGCTCCAACCATTTTTCATACTTTTGTCCACGGATTCTACCAAATGCTAATAAACCATCAAAGGTATTACCACCTTTTTTATTCTTTCTAGATATTCTCTTTTTTCCTCCACTCATACATCCCCATGTTTGATTTAAACCTACTAATCCTATTCCATTACAAGTTCCTCCTCCTCCACCTGCTTGAGGATTACATGCTGCACTTTGACAATGTGCTGTTTTTGATGCATCCCCAATACAACTATCACATGAACCATATGCCCCACTTTGACTTCTACTAGCATTTAGGCCTGCACTATTAGAATTTGCATCTTGTCCTGGTGCTGATACTGGAGGTCCTGAGCTTGAAAATGATGGAACTACTAATTGTCCATTGCCATTTCCTCCTCTTTGTCTTTTATATCCTCCTCCTGTTTTATTGATACTTTGTTGTTGTGCTACTTGACTATTTCTATACATCATAGCATTTTGTCTAGGAGAAGATGCTCCATCTTGATATCCTGATTGTTGAAATGGTGTAACACCACTACTTCCACTTTGTTCATGAGGTAAAGACATATATAAATATATATAGAAAAAGTTTATACTTAAAATATTATTTATATTTACATTATAATGAATGATTTAGAAAGACTTAATCTGCAAAAAATGATTCAAGCGAATGATGCTGAAAATAATACGCATTTAATTCGTAATCTTAAACATAGTAAGCTTATCTTAACTGATGTTGATGAATTATTAAAAATTAAAAAACAAAATCCAAGATTAGCTAAATCCAATCCAGATGTTTTTGATAAAATGTGTGTAAGTAAATGTCAATTTTTATTTAATAATTATACTGATATCTTTAATAAAGTAAAAAAAGACGAAATTGATTTAAATATTTTACTAAGATTGTTAAATGTATTACATAGTATCGAAGAAGGACAAGTTGACCAACATGAAGGTTCATTTGAAGTGGGTAAATTATTAAAACAAATTTACATTGACAGTGCATTAAAAAAAGCCGAAAAATTGGATGAAAAATATTCCGACAAAAAAGGAGAACGAAAAAAACCAGAAGAAAAAATTAGTTGGAAACAGTTTAAAGAGAGAAATAATAATTAAATATTATTTTAAAAAATTTTATTAAATTAATATTTTAATTGAAGTGTTTATTTCTTTTAATTAAACCAAATTTCACTTTCTTAGGTTCATTTACTATTTCCACATTTTTATTGTAATTATTAATATTTACTAATTGTTTAATGCATAAATCTTTTATTTTCTCATTATTATAATTTTTATTTAATACTGCTATTAAATTATTTGGATGTAAACTCTCGACAGGAATATTATTGGCTACAATTATTTCATGTTTGTCCATTAAAATATTATATAACACTTCCTTTTTATTTATTATTGTTGTTACATGTACAAAACTATCTACAAAATCTTTTGCCTCAACTAATTTATTTTTGAAATATATCTTATGTTCAGGTGAACATATTAAATCTTCTGATGGTCTATTTTCTGCAAAACAGTTTTTCTCAAATTTAATTAAATTTTCTCCTGTATGGATTGTTTTCGTAACAAAATTTATTGATTTACCATTAATAGTGTGTTTACTCGGTATTATATTTTCTATTTTTATTAATCCTTGATCACATTGTATTTTAGTCCCTTTTTTAAAGCATATTGGTGCTAATCTAGGGGCAATCAAATTTGATGCTATATATGGATTTCTAGAGTTAATATATGCCCCAACTTGAACTATTCTTAGACCATCATAACATTCATATAAATGAATTGCATCATTTTGTAATGTTCCACTTACATTATCATCTAAATTACTAACTATTATCTGGTTATTATTAGAAAGGTCCAACCAACCACCAGAATTACTGGCTATACTATTTAAATAATGGGTTTCAATATTTCCACTTAAGTCTAATAATGTAAACTTATTATTCTCACTAACACCATTTTCATTATCAAACAATGATACAAATATAGAATCATTTTGTATTACAGTACTACTGCTTCCTGGAATTAATTGAATATAATTCACAAGTGTTCCTGAAATATCTGGTTGCTTTACATATCCATTAGGACTTCCAAAGTTAGTTGTCATATAGTCAAAGTTACTATTTAATTGTGCTACATACCAACTTTTATAGCTGGCACTCAGAACACTATGATCTCCAGCAACATATATACTACCGTCATCAGTTAACCAATTATCTATACATCTTTTACATACCATCTCCGGCAAACCTGCATTTGATACATCCTTAGTTAAATTTATTTCGCCATAACTAGCATCTGATGAATTTGCATTTACTTTATACGCATATGGAGTATATTGATTATTTTTATATACACTAGCAAAAAATATAATAGGATCTGTTCCGCTTTCACTATAACTTGTTAAATTACTTATTATTAAACCTGATAAATCAAAACCAGATTCTGATTCTTTATAATTGTAAGGAATTAATGATTCTGATGTTCCATTAGGGAAGCCCCAACTTGTATTGTATGAAGCATCATAAGTTATTGATTGTAATAAAATAGAAATATTAGATGGATCAGGATTATTTGTCCATATCCCTCCTACAATAATATTATTATTTTTTATATATATACTTGTATATCTTGATGCAATAGTTCCATTAGATGTGTCCATAACAAAATATCCACTTATACCTTCAATTCCTCCTGTAAATGTTTGATTTACATTTCCACTAAAATCAAAAGAAAATATTATTCCTCTATCAATATTTAAATCACTATCGTTTACATATCCACATGCATATATATTTGAATTACCAATAGCCATATCAGTTAAAGCATATTTATTAAATTTAGTATATGATAAATCAGTAATTAAATACCCCAATGATACATCTACCGTGGAAGTAGAACCACTATATTGATATTGTTGAATAGTAGTAGAATTATTTCCAAAACTTATATCTTCAACAGCACAATTAGCATATTTCACAAAAAAAAATGAATTAGAACCATCATTAATACCTCCATAAAAACTATAATCAGGACTTAAACCATTATTCAAGGAATTATTGATTTGTGTGAAACACTTTACTTCATATCCAGATATGTCTAACACATTAAAAGACATTTTATATAATAATATAATATAATATTATTTATTTTTTCTACACTTCAAATTTTACTTTTATATGCATTTTTTTTTGTCTTTTGTTTGTTATTTTTTAGATGTTTAGATTTAGTATGTTTTTTAATTTTCTTATTATATTTGGTTCTTCTTTTATTATTTTTTTTATTATTTTTTGTAATTCTTTTCTTTTTTCCTCCAAAAGGAGGAGTTGAACGAGATATCCTCTGTGGACTTGCTTGAGATCTTATAAAATCTATTATGTCTGTTGAAAATTGTAGTTTTGTATATGGATTTATAAATTTATCATTTGGTAATGATAGAATGTCTTGCCCCTCATAATTTTTTTTTAACCAATTAATAATATCACTAACAGCAATACATCCTTGCTGCAATTCAATTCCTAATCCTCCAATTCTCTGATTAGTTATTATACTGTTTCTGTCTGCACATGCTATACTTAAATAAGATTGATCTAAATTTAGAGTAGCATCATCATATCCACTAATATACTTAAATACATATTCAAAATATTCTAATAAAGTAGTATCTATATGTTTATCAATACCTTCTTCTAAAAATAATGGGTTATCATTCGGATTAGAAGGGTCAAGTCCATTATCATTTAAATGATTTAATCCTTCTTGAATAAATGAATGTAATATACTTTCATCTAAATCTGGTATTATATTTTTTTTTAAAAATAATATAGCTCTATTTAATCTAAGATAAGCATATTCTTCATCGCTAGGACCAAAACCCTGATCAGGAATATTTTTATAGTATTGTAATCCATAAATACAATTAGTATAGTAGATAAATATTTCTTGATAATATTCTTTACTCGTACCTGCTTCTGGTTTTATCAATTTGCTTAAAAGATATATTATAAATTTTTCACTTCCAGAAAATCTATCAACTATTGGATTACTGACAGGTATTAATTGCTTAGTATAAGTTTGGTCAGGAGGTCTTATATCATGATGATCCCCACCTCTCATTATTGATGGGTCTAATCCAGCTGTAGTCAAAGTGGCTATAACAATATCACCTAATTTAACATTGGTTCCGTCTTCATATATTGTTTCTAAATTAATAATAGGTAAGGATATAATACATCCTTTTCTATTTATTGGAGAACCAGTAGGGTCATTCACATTCGGAATTGGTGGTAATGGAATAACAAATGGAGGACATAAAAATGGTTTAAATCCAGAACCTTCTGTTGTTCCAATAATTCTATATCTAATTGATTCATAAGTGGATTGAACAATTGTGGAACCATAACCATTTATCTCAGCTAATATACTATCATAATACACCTGAGACAATCTGGTTAAATTAGTAATAAAATCAAAAATGTCAGATGTATTTAAAGGCTTAGTAATTGCAGTTTCTCTTGGTGTTCCTCTAGATAGTTTAAAATAGGTTAAATTTCGATTTAAATTAGCGGTTTGTAATCTTTGAAAAATTTCCCTATTATTTTTTGCGACAAGAGTATTTTCCATTTCTAATAAAGATTTTAATTTTTCACTAAGATCAGTTAAAGGTAAAAATATTCTTCCGGTTTTAGTGCTATTCTCATATGGTTTTTCTTCATGTGATCCAGTTAAACATGATGGTAAACCTAATTTAATATTTCTGTAATGGACAGTATTATCAGATGTTAACATAATTGTTAAATAGTATATTAATTTTGTGAAATTTCCTTCACTTTTTCCTATTATATATTTAAATAACTCATCTGGCATATTTATTGGATATGAACTTTGATTTCCTGGAACTATATTTTCCATTATTTTAATGAAAGCTAAATATGATGCTGTTTGCATGGAATCTCCTAATTCTTTAAATAAAACTGCATTCGTATTTGCTTCTGTCTGTTCAGTAGAAGCGTTAATTAATCGATTTTTTGCTGGATTACTGACACTTAATTTATCTGGACTAGAAACACTACCGCGTTCTGTTATTACTTGATAAGTATATGGAGGATCTGAGGAAGGACCGGCGGTAACACATTGCCATGATTTAATATAATTAGGAAATCCAAAAAAAGCCTTAAAAAAGGACTCATCAAACACTAATGTGGATCCTTGTTTTGGGAATGAAAAATAAGGATCCCCTGCTCCAGGCCCTTCATCTATTTTTTGAGCTCCGGTATCTATTTCTATATGTTGATCAAATGCTACTCTAGCTCCTCCCATACCACTTTCATTAAAATAAAATATTTGATTTAATCTTTCTACTTTAATTTTATTTCTCTCAAATACAACTTCTTCTTCTGTATTCATCGTAGCAGTCATGTACTCTTTAAAATTCATTTTTAAATTAGATCTCCAATTATCTAGCCATTCTCCTGGACCAAACAATGTATTATTTATAGAAAGTAATATACCTGGTCTGATAACTTTTGTTGTAGCTAAAAATGCATCTTTACAGCAATCCCAAGCATTCATAGGTATAAACATAGGGCTTCTCGATATTTGCTTGGATATAGATGTTCCTGTTCCATCGCTTATTTGAAATTCAACTTCACTAATTCCTGAAAATGTAAAAGTTGACATATAGATTAAAGATATATATTTTTTTATTTAAAAAATTGATT